GAAAGCGCCAGGTTGCAGCCCGGCGCTTTCGGCGACTACATCAATTAGTGTGGAGAAATAATCGCGTGAATAATTTAAACAGATCCCCGGATTTTCCGCAATTCCGTTGCCTGCCCATGAGGGGCGGGCGCAGTCGGCAGCCATTCCGTTATGTGCCGAATTTACAGGGCGCTAGCAATTTAGTCACCCGCGACGACATAGAGCGGGCTGTGGGTGACTACCTCAGAAAATCAAAACAGTCAGGGGGCTAAATGCCCCAGCTATCAGATGAGATTATCCAGCCGTGGGTCGCGCGCTATACCGATCCACGCGGTGTGATTGTTGAAACCATAGGCGTTGATGTCACGAATAACCGGGTGCTGTTCAGGCGTCCAGGTTACCCGTACGTCTGCGTCCAGCCCCGAAATCTATGGGGTCAGAAGTTCAGGAGAGTTAGTGATGAGCGTTAAATTGTCTTCATACGTCTGGGACGGTTGCGCGGCGTCAGGTATGAAAATCACCAGCGTGGCCATCATGGCGCGCCTGGCTGATTTCTCCAGCGATGAGGGCATCTGCTGGCCGTCAATCGCAACTATAGCCCGTCAGATTGGCGCAGGCTCCAGTACTGTGCGCACCTCGATACGCAAGCTCGAGGCCGATGGCTGGCTGACCAGTACCATACGGCGCAAGGGGAACCGTAACACCTCGAACATGTACCAGCTGAACGTCAGGAAACTGCGAGAGGCTGCCTATGTTCACCAGCCAGAATCTGACGCGTCAGAATCTGACACATCAAAATCTGACGCGTCAAAATCTGATGCACCAAATTCTGACCCCTCAAATTTTGACCCGTCGGAATCTGGCAAAAATGCGAATTTTCACCCGCCAGAATCTGGCGACGATCCGTCAGTAAATTCAAAACATGATCCATCAGATAAAAACCCTATATGTCCTGGAGCTACGCCTCCGGACGTTCTGCCTGGGGATAAACCCCTATCTAGTGATTCAGACGCGGTAGTGTGCAGCCCCAAAAGAACCATGTGGGGCAGCGAGGAGGATTTGAAATGTGCGCAGTGGATATGGGAGCAAATCATCCACCTCTACGAAAAAGCGGCTGAGACTGATGGCGAACTGGCAAGACCACGAGAACCCAACTGGACCGCGTGGGCTAACGACGTGCGCCTGATGTGCTCACAGGACCAGCGCACTCACTACCAGATTTGCAAGATGTTTAAACGTATTCAGAGCGATCCGTTCTGGTGCCGGAACATCCTCAGCCCGTCAAAGCTCCGCGATAAATGGGATGAGCTGGTACTCAGACTCGGACCGGTTCAGCGGTCAATCACAGACATTTCACCTATGGATTACGCCACCCCAGAAGGGTTTCGCGGTTATTAAGGGATATCAAAAATGACTACGCTATCAAAAATTTACGACAACAAATCCAAAACTGAAACGGACATCACCACCCGCAAAACCTACCTGCTGGGCGTTGATAAACTCTATGTCGAGATTGGTTACAACATCCGGGAAATCGATCAGACCCACGTCGAGGAATTCCGCGATGCCTACATCGCTGGTGAGCATGTGCCGCCGCTTGCTGTGCAGGTAACAGAGCAGGGCATAAAAATCATCGATGGCCACCATCGTTACTACGGCGCAAAACTGGCACAGGAGGCCGGTTATGACATCCGCCTAGAATGCAAAGATTTCGTGGGCAGTGAGGCTGACCGCATCGCCTTCATGGTCACATCCAGTCAGGGGCGTGCACTGGAACCACTGTAGCGAGCAGCTGCATATCAGCGCCTGATTAATCAGGGCTGGGAGCCGTCTCAGATTGCCAAAAAAGTGAAACGCTCGATCACTTACGTTGAAAATCACTTGGCGCTGCTTACGTCTGGTGATGAGCTGATCGCACTGGTCAAAAAAAAAAGATGTTGCCGCCACTACCGCCGTTGGGCTGGTTCGTAAGCATGGTGCGTCAGCGTGAAAAGTACTAAAACGAAGCTGGAAAAGGCAAAAGCAACGAGCCAAAAGAAGCTAACTATAGCCGAAATGATAGCGTAGTTAACCGCTATACATGAAGGACTTACCATTAACCTTTTCAGTTTCTTTAAAATGTATAACAATCTTTTTATGAAGAATAAATATTACATTTCAATGACATAAACAAGTTTAAGAAAGAATAATGAGCCTAAGTGAAAATATTAATCATATAAATCATATGGTTAATCACTTGCTTGAAGTGAGTTCTTTATATTTATCTTAAGAAAATTCTTAACATTACGGCTATTTATGCTATCAACTTTAAAGTATGCTTAAGCAAAAATAATGTGATTGCCCATGTGGTAGATAATGTTAAGAGGTTGATGATTAACTGCTTATGAGCGAAATAACTTCAATATTAGAAGATTATGACAATACACAAAACCGGCGCGCTAGGGGCGGTATTAACGCTCTTGCTGGTTTTGATTATCAGCTACGTTATTATTTAGCTGATCTCGTTGAGTCCCTTACCATAAAAAAAGCTGCCTTGAATCACCAAGGGCAGCTTTTCTTGGAAGCTCTTTCCGATTTAGCCGTAATGGATGAGATTGACAAGTTAGTATGTATCCAAGTTAAGCGTACACTTACAACAGAGACGCTAAAACATGCAGCCATTGAAATTGTAGCTATCAACGACTTTTTAGCAGTGCACTATCCGAAATGGCACTCTACAGTGAAATTCAAGCTTGTCGCATCCAAAAGTAGTTCATTAATTGAGTGGAGTAAAATCCCGAGCACACATTCAACTTATCCAACCATACAACAACTTCTTTCCCATAATAGATTACTACAGCCTCGTATTGAACCTGATCCTTGGTGGAGAGCTATAGTTGCAGCCTGGCAACACCTTGATAAACCTTATGAATTTTTGAGGTTTGCTTTAGATCGCGCATTAACACGTGCTGCCTATGTTGAAGATGCACAACGTATTAGAGACGATATTTGCGAGCGTTTTACTCAAAGCAGAAGAGATGTTGAATTGCCGGGGCAATTGCTGATCTCTTCAGATTTTCAAGTTAAGGACCGCTTTAGCCCAAATCTGGAAGTTGGAAAAGAAATCACCTTAGCCAGGATGCGTGATGGGCAATATATGTCTAGGAATACCCGCTTAGAGGAATTGTACCAGCGTGTAATCTTAGAGAAATATGAAAGTTTAAATGATTTGAAAAGTGAAGCAAAAGTTTTTTGGCTTAGTGGTCGTTCTGGTGTTGGTAAGAGCGTTCTTTTATTACAAACTGTAAAACGCTTGGTTGATGATGGTTGGCGCGTTCTATGGCTAAAAGGACAGGCTGATTTACTTGAACCAGCGCTTAGAATAATTGCTGATGCTCCGAGTCAGTGGAGACCAGACTTTATCGCTATTGATGATCTTTATGACCGAGACTCCCGTGATCGACTTGACCTTAGTCGTATAGGCGAATTTATTGACGAACAAGGTCAACAAGCGTGGCCGATGATTCTTACATGTGGCCCCACTGAGTTTGCAGAGTCATTTGCTGAAGCAGCTAAGTATCGTGGTTTCGAGTTAATTTATGATGCTGTCGAAGCTATAACAACTCATGAAGCTGTTGAGATTGAAGCTTGGTATAATGAACGAACCGGTAAAAAAGCTAAACGTGGGACAGCATTTTCCCAAGCAACTCAAGAAGGCAATGGACTTTTTATTTCATTAGCCGTAGAACTTGCGCATGGTGATCTCAGAGCATTTGCGAGAAGATTTAGCGAGAGAATTTGTCTTAATGGCCTTGAGGAAGCCTTACGGCTTCCCTTAGCATTAAATCGAATTTATTTACGTGCGCCATATCATTGGCTTGATAAAAAAGATAGAGAAAAGCTTGAAACTCTTAATAGTGATGGTGATTTTAGTTTATTAGAACCTGGCGAGGAGGGTAAAATTCTTCGCCTTACACATCCCCACATGGCAAATGCTTTATATATAGCATTAAGAGAACCGCGTAATTCTAAATCCTATACACATGATCTTATTTCGATTTTCAATAAAGCACTGGATGATCAATATTACAGTTTAGTAGCGCAATTGCTTCGCATATTCTCTGGCAGAGAGCGGGGGGTAGTTGAGGAACGTTTAAATATTTCTGATAACTCTTTATTAGCAAATGAATGCGCTAGAATATGGCTTGGTCAACAAGATTGTATAAGCATAGATGTTGATTTTCTCGCTGATATAACAACGAGTTGGGCTTGCTGGGCTGCGTCAGTTCCTGAAATTAACGAGATTTTTTCTTCTAATCTCTTAGCCGTGGCGTTAGGAGCCTTACGAAATTCTAATAAAGTTTGGACTGTATGTTGGAGACATCTTGAACATCACTTTCCGTGCCATAAAGATTTGTTTGAATGGGCTGTTCAGTATCTAACAGATGAAAAGAAAATAAAACATCCTACTTGGTCATTTGTATGGGAGATTTGTTTAGATAAAAACAATATGAACTATGATCACTGGTGTAATAGTGGTTTCATATGGTTGCAACAGCATTTTTATCGTCCCGATTGGCATTTTGTTTGGAAGAAATTACTCCCTGAAAATGAAGAGATTGACTGGGATAATAATACATGGCTAATTTTGGGTTTAAAACGGTTGCATAATAATGCTGAAGGATCAAATTGGGCTTTTGTATTCCAAGACTTATATTCTTTAGCTACGCCGGAAAGTTCAATATCAATAGAGTTAGAGAAGTTAGCAAAAATTTGGCTCATTAATAATCAAGATACAAAAGAGTGGGCTCATGTGTGGCGCGCGTTGTTGAACCAAGATGATCATTTATCAAGGATACTTCCCATAAATGATATTATTCAGTTAGGTTTAAAATGGTTAAATGGACGTGAAGAAAAAATTGAGTGGACCTTTGTCCTGCGAGCATTAATTGATAATAGAAATAATCTTATAGAAAATTCTGAGTTAAGATTATTGGTTCAGGCAGGATGTAATTGGCTAAATAGTCATGGTCATAGAGCTGAGTGGCGTTATTTCTGGAAAGAGTTATTAGAATTTTGTGATTATGTACCATTTGCCTTAGAGTCTAGAAAATTAATTTTAATGGGTAATGAATGGCTTAAAGGTCATGAAGCCAAAATTGGCTGGATTCCTACTTGGCGTATTTTGTTAGCTAGAGAAAATTCCTTGTCGTCTCCACTAGAACTGAAGCTATTAATGCAAATGGGTGCGGAATGGTTGAAAAATCATTTAGATAAGGATGATTGGGGGATTATCTGGCAAATCATGGTGGAAAAAAAAGAGGATTTACCACCTGAATTAACATTAAAAGAATTACTTCATTTAGGAGAAGTGTGGTTGTTTGATAATAGAGAAAATGAACAATGGATATACGTTTGGCGTTCATTAATAGAAGAATATAAAAAAATCAATGAACAACCATTTTTAAAGAACATGTTAAATTTAGGATGCGAATGGTTAAAGGTTCAAGAGGGAAATGCTAAATGGAGTTTCGTTTGCGAAGCTTTATTAGAATATCACTTTAACGATAATCATTTTCTTTTACTTGCATCTCAATGGTTAATGCAGTTTAAAGAAAAGCCAGAGTGGGCTTTATTAGCTGCAAAGTTTATAATTGTGTCTCCTCTGCATCCAATCTCCATTAATTTGGCGATTATTTTAACTAAGCGTATCGAGGCTTATCCAAATAACAAAAAATGGGAGAAAATGTCCTCCCTGCCAAAAGCCTCGATAAATATTGATGAAGCTCCCCAGGAAATAAAGAAATGGCTTAAATTTCTAGAGGAGCGCCATAAGTTACCTGTATGGGAAAAGGCTAAAAGTCTCTTTGCAGTCACGCAACCAGTTGAAGGTTTAGTATCTTCTGTTAAGGCTAGGAGCTATGTAGTTGAATTAAGTATTGGATTACTGGCGATTTGTTATGACGATGCTAAATTTGCTAGTGAACTTATAGGTAAGAAGTTTGATTTTTTTATAGTAAATATAATGCCTCATAAAGGTAGAGTAATTGTAAGTAAATCTCGACCTACCATTCTTGAAATGAACGTTAAATATCAAGGTTTGGTGAAAAAACAGATGAGTTACGGGTTGTTTATAGATATTAATGGAACTAATGCATTACTTCATAAAAACAACTGCTCCAACTTTAAAGAAGTTTTAGAAAAATTTCCTTTAGGAAGCCTTATATATGTAGAGGTTGCATTATTTACTGACAAAGGGGTGGAGTTGAAATATGCAGGCGATGAGATATCATTTGAAGTTAAAGAAATTTCTGTTGGTTCGGTTCATACAGGCTTAGTGTCTGGAATGCAAAATTATGGCCTTTTTGTTCAGATTTACGATAGCGTTGGTTTATTACATAAACGAATGCTAAATATAAATGCAAACATTTATAAGGAATATTTTATAGGTCAAAGTATCAGCGTAGAAGTGATGAGTATAGCATCTTGTGGTAGAATAACATTAGGATTGCCTATAAATTTCGAAGTTGGAGCCACTATTCCTGGGTGCATTATTGGGTTGCAAAAATATGGGGTGTTTTTAAAAGTCGGTAATCGTTCAGGTTTGCTTCATTATAGCTTGTTGGGCAATAAAGTGAATATTTTCGAGAATTATAAAGTTGGTCAAATTATGGAGGTAAAAGTATTGAAAATTCATTCTGCAGGTAAAATTGATCTAGGTCTGCCTTGAAATTAAACCACATATTGGAAGGTTAGCAAAATTTAATTTTTTAGTCGGGAATTGAAGGTGGGCACTAGTTTTACTTGTTAAACTTTAATGTTTTTACAGTTTATTTACCGGTCCACTTTGGAAGTGGTCTGTAGTTGAATTAATTGTTTTTCTGGTATCACTTCAGTTTTATATTTCTTTTTTACGGAGTTTTCTTGGGGGTATAATCACGTGGTGTTTATGAAGTCGCTTTGCAGAGTGCTTCATACTATGTAATGCATTTTATCGAATGAGGTTTAAAATGGTGTCAAGACTGACTCACCTTTCACATTTATCGATTCTGCATTGTCATTCAACATCATTGGTTAAATTAAGAATAAATTTGTGGAGAAAGTAATGCGTGGTGTTTCACGAATAAATGTAGGGGCGGAGTTTCACCTGAAAACTCTTGAAAGTGTTTGGCTTCAGGGTAAATTAAAAATGTGGGGCCGCTGGTCAGTCATTGATACATGCCCAGAAGCCCCAGACATGTTCAAAAAACTTTTGAAAAAATACGTCGTCACACGCAACGATTTGAGTAATGTCCTGAGAAAAATACAGCGTATGGGCTGTGCAACAGAGTCTCTGACCGGCTGGATAAAAAACATGCTCGAGGAGATCCGCCATTCCAGTCTGGTATTCTGCACGGATGATGAGGCGTTGAGGATGGATAGGGTTATCGCCACAGTGTTTATTAATCACCAGCCACTGAGGCGCATAATTGAAAGGCATTATCGCGATAGAGTCAGTCAACGTGAGTTAGCAGAAGAGATGAATGAAAATCATCCTGAATTAAGTTACTCAACCTGCCGACGCCGTATTAGTAAATGGTTATCAGTTGCTGAATATATGCTATATCAGCCAATGAATGACGCATTCGAATTAAATAGCCAAAGATTTTCATTGAAAGTTGAGCCAGAGACTGATTAAATAGCTGTATGCTTCGCACGATTGCATCCGCAAGCAACCCCTCTTTAAGACCCGCCGCCGAGCGGGTTTTTTTATTCTTGGTTTTTACCTGTTTATATATTGTGAAATAAATGTGATGCAAAAAATAACAATGCCTGGCGTTGAATTGTTCAATGCCGATTGTCTGCGCGTGCTGAAAACCATGCCGGACGATTCAGTTGACCTGATTGTTACCGACCCGCCATATTTCAAAGTGAAACCGGAGGGATGGGACAATCAGTGGAAAGGGGACGCGGATTATTTACGGTGGCTGGATTGCTGCCTGGCGGAGTTCTGGCGGGTGCTAAAACCCAGCGGAAGTATCTATCTATTTTCGGGGCATCGACTTGCATCTGATATTGAAATCATGATGCGTAACCGCTTCAGCATTCTAAACCACATCATCTGGGCTAAGCCCTCTGGCTGGTGGAATGGCTGCAATAAAGAGAGTCTGAGAGCATATTTCCCCTCGACTGAGCGCATACTGTTTGCAGAGCATTATCAGGGGCCATACAAACCAGACGCCTATGCTCGGAAATGCGATGAGTTAAAACGGCAGGTGCTGACACCCCTGATTGATTATTTCCGTAATGCCCGGTCAGAGCTGGGTGTAAGCGCTGCCCAGATTGTTGCGGCAACCGGTAAGAAGAACATGGTCTCGCACTGGTTCGGCACCAGTCAGTGGCAGCTACCCAACGAGGCTGATTACCACAAATTGCAGGCGCTGTTTACTGAAATAGCCATTGCACGTCATCAATCAGGAACGTTAGCCGTACCGCACCACCGGCTGGTGGACACGTACCACTCACTCAACCGTAAATATCTGGAGCTGCAGGAAGAGTTCAAATCTCTGCGCAGATATTTCGGTGTCACAATAGCGGTTCCCTATACAGACGTATGGACACATAAGCCGGTTCAGTTTTACCCCGGCAAACACCCATGCGAAAAACCTGCTGACATGCTGGAGCAGATTATCAACGCCAGCAGCAGGCCGGGTGATGTGGTGGCTGATTTCTTCATGGGGTCAGGATCAACAATAAAGGCGGCAATAAAGCTGGGCCGTTCTGCAATTGGCGTTGAGCTGGAAGAGGAACGATTCCAGCAGACGGTTAGCGAACTGAATCAGCTAATTGAGTAAATCAGAATTTATTAATCATTAAGAGGGACCGCTAATGGCTGAGCCATTAAGCACCGGCGCTACGGCAACCGTAGCTGGCTGGGGCATTGTCACGTCTGCGCTGGTGGGATTTATCACCTCTGTAGATTACTCAATCGCGTTTGGAGCATTTGCCGGTTCGATGTGTTTTATCGTCACAGCCAGCGACCTAACGCGACGACAGATATTCGGCTATTTCCTGTTTGGCTATGCAGCTGGCGTATTTGGGGCCGGATTTGTAGCGGACAAAGTAGAGGACTATTTCGATTATCGGGAGAAACCACTTGATGCCCTGGCAGCTGTCGTTATTTCCGCTGCTGCGGTGCAAGGCTATTTCTGGCTGAAAAATGGTGGCGTTTCAAAACTGCCATTCGTCAAAAAATGGCTGGGGGATAAATCATGATTAGTAGCGATTTCCTGACAGTGATTGATGTCGCCATTTGCGCGGCTATTGCGTTGCGGCTGATGGCGTTCAGCAAAACAGGGCGAACATATAAACGCGGTGTTTCATGGATAGCTGCGGGTCTGATTCTGTTTTATGGCAATTTCGCATTGCTTTGGCTGTTCGGGCAATACCACGCCAGTGGCTGGCCGGTAGTTGTAGCGAACGCGCTGATCTGCGCGGCTGTATTTGCGGCGCGAGGTAATGTCGCACGTATTGTTTCATACCCACCACGGAGTAAAGGTGATGAGTAGAATCATTGAAATCCTTAATTTTGAAGAGGGTTATCGCGAGACTCCCTATTGGGACACCCGCAATTTTCCAACGGTTGCCGGTGGTATCAGGATTGGCCCTCAAAACGCACCAATCAGCCAGTACCAGTTTACCGTCCCGCGCCGTGCTGGAGACGTCTGGAAACAATGCCTGGTAGATGCGAAAACCGCCTCAATGAATCGACAGCCTGCAATTGTGGCCGCGCTGGCGCAGTGTAACGACGCACGCCGCGACATTCTCTACAGCATGGCCTATCAGATGGGTGTAACAGGTCTGGCTGGCTTCACAAACACGCTGGGCATGATTGCACGTGGTGATTTTGCCGGTGCAGCTGGTGGAATGATGAATAGTCTGTGGGCGCGCCAAACACCTAACCGCGCACGCCGTCACGCTGAGGTCATGCGCACCGGCACCTATGACGCCTACAGAGGTTTGATCTGATGCAAACGCTAATAACCCTATTGGCCATAATCGCCGGTCTGGTAGTGGCCGCATTCGGGCTGGGTCGGCGTAGAGGTAAAAACTCAGCTGAAAACATAGCCGCAGCTGAGCGGGCATCTGTTCAGGCTAAGGATTCAGAAAAACACATTGAGGTACTGAAAAATGCTGTCGATGTTCAGCAGGATATTAGCAGCCTGCCTGATGCTGCTGTCTCTGAGCGGCTGCGGGAACGGTGGCGGCGCGAGGGCGATTGATACCAGCTGTGAGTGGGTGCGCCCGATCTATATCAGTAACCACGATATCGACGTAATGAGTGGCCAAACACAGCGGCAAATTCTGACGCACAACGAAACGTGGGATTTGAACTGCAATAATAAGGAGAAGAACTAAATGAGCGAAGCAAAACCGCAGGACGGCAGCACCTTAAGGGCTATCGGACGTTAACTCCTGACGATATTGAAGTGATGAACCAGCTGAAAGATGTTAGCCGTCACTTCCTGAATGACACCTCGAAAGAAACTGGCGCTGACCCGCGCTGGATTGCTATGGCTAATACCGAAATGCAGAAGGCGTGCATGTTCGCATGCCGCGCAGTAGCTCAGCCCGACGATGATTGCTGAGTTCATCACAAGGCGCATTTGCGAGTTCGCCTGATGATGATTCTATGACATATTCAATGTTCTTTCTTAAAAAAGGAATTGAGCATGAGTGAAGAAAAATATGTGCAGTATCTCGTTCTTGGCGGCTTACGTCATGGAGAGGTTTGGGTAGGACCTGTTTACCATGACAAAATCGACTTACCAGTCAAAGCAGACAAACGGTTAGGAAAGTTCTATAGCCGTGAAAAAGAAGCAGAAATCACTACTCCCTTGAACGACACCTACTTCATTAGTGAATTTTGTTCAGATAATGGTGATAGGTATATGATCGCATCTACTGAGCCGTTATCGGCTTTCGCTGTGCAAAAGGAAATTGAGGCATTAAGCCCGCCGTTAAAACCTATTGATTGAACCAGTCCGCCTCCGGGCGGCTTTAATTATTGGAGGCGTATGCTAATCCTGGCTGATTCAGGGTGAACGTTGATCCTTTTTTTATGGCAAATACGCATCGCTAGCTTTATGTGAATTGAGTGGATTAACAATGTTTTCCTGAACTGAATTTTTTCGCACATCATGCCTTCTGCGTCTAAAAATTTAATAAATTTCTCTAGATTCTCTTTACGCACCATATGGGATTCAAAAAAAATCAGGCTGCAGCCCTCAGCACGTAGTTCTCTCAAAAGTTTACGCATAGAAACGAAGATCTGCGCAGATGCCATCTCACCGATTGGGCATTTGGATGGCCTCATGTAAAGGTTTTTTTCATTGCCTCTTTTTTTTCTTATAAGAAACATTCCTCGACGCGAGCTGTGAGAAGCAATCCAGATGAGACACATTCCTGCCACTAGCAGGCATATCGATAAACCTAGTAGTTCCTTAACTATCATGAATTTTCCCTCCTATGTAGTTTATTAGTAACGGCAACAAGAAAAGTATCTTTAGGGAACGGTTGATACCACTTGGCCAGCTAGACATATTTTTACTTTGTGCTGAAAAATGCATTCACAGAGTTCACTTTTCAACATAAACACAATGAGATATCGGCGAAATTTTCTACAATTGCCGAGGGTTGAAAACAACTAATTAGCAGGAAATTCTGAATGATAGTTACACCCAACGCCATCATTATTGGAGGCACGAGTATGCATGGTATCTCAGCGCCTGGCGCAATAAATATTGGTGGTAAAGATAAACCACCAGCTGACACGATATTCATTCAGAACGATGGCGACAAAACACCCACGTCCCCATGGTACGTTACTCAGGTAGATGCAACGCATTACACGATGCTAAACGCCACTGCGCCCAGAAACTGGCAGTACCTGGGTGCGTTTGTCATTAATGGTGAAACTGGCGCTCAAATTGGGCGAGCAGATGGTGCTGTCTGGACGATATCTAATCCCAGCATGGTGCAGCACATCACCACCTCGGCTAAAGGCCAGGCGGCTGTGAGCATACTCACTGCCGGGACCTGCACATTAACGGTAACGCTGCGTGACATGGTTTCAACGCTGGTGATAACCGCCGTCTAACAGCCAATCCAATTAATTAGAGGTAGCTATGTCTGAGTCATTAACCATAACTCGAACGCCCGTCCAGATAACAGATGGCACGAACAGCGGCCACTTAACAGTTGATGTGGGGTTCATTGAGTATGCCGATAGTGCAGATTCAATCGCCTGGCATCAGGCCGGTCGCGTTCTGAATGTATATGCTCCATGGGTCGTATGGCTGCGCGTTGCATCTGGCACAGAGGCCGAAGTTGTAGTAACTAAACGCACAGGTTAAGCCCATGCAGATTGACCAGTTAAACCGACCGCGACCACCACAAAGTTTTTTGAATGAATTTAATCCCTACATCAGCCTGACTCCTGCCAATGAAATTCCTGAGTGGATCACTGAACACATCCTCAGTGAAGAGGGGGCACTCCACAATCCTGAACATCTCCATCTACAGCATGCCGATATTCGGTTTATGTGGGCATCGACAGCCTTCACTAAACGCGGCAGAACTGTGCTGGGTCAGGCTGAGGAAATCACCATGCGGGCCGGTGGCTGGCAAAAGGCCCGCATGCAGCAACAGATGCATGAGTGGTTCGGATATGTTCCCCGCTTCATCATAACGCTGGCTGCAGACTACTGCTGTGAATGCAGTGACCTCGACTTCTGCGCTCTCATTGAGCATGAGCTTTATCACATAGCACAAGCGCGGGATGAATTCGGTGCACCTAAATTCAATTCGGAGGGGCGGCCAGTTATGACAATGCGCGGGCATGATGTTGAGGAGTTCATTGGGGTTGTCCGCCGATATGGTGCCAGCGCTGATGTTCAGCAATTGGTGGAGGCTGCAAGCCAGCCCGCTGAGGTGGCACAGCTTAATGTAGCCAGAGCCTGTGGAACGTGCCTGATGAAACTGGCGTAAATTTTAGAATGCTTTAGAAGAATGGTGAAATATGGCTGCATTAAAACCAGAGGTGAAAGCCTTCATCATTCAGTCACTTGCATGCTTTGATTCGCTAGCGATTGTTGCTGAGGCCGTCCAAAAACAATTTGGTATTAAAGTTACACCCCAACAGATTGAATCACACGATCCTACAAAGGCCAGCGGCAAGGGGCTTGCAAAAAAGTGGGTCGCTCTGTTTAACAGCACACGCGCCCGGTTTCAGACCGAAATATCTGACATTCCGATTGCCAATAAGTCTTACCGGCTTCGCACGCTTGATCGCATGATGACGAAGGCCGAAAAAATGCAGAATCTCGCGCTAGCCGCATCACTGATGGAGCAGGCAGCTAAAGAGGTTGGGGAAGCCTACACCAACCGGCAGAAGTTTGAGCACACCAGCCCCGATGGCAGCATGGCATCAAAACCAACCGTGATTCAGCTTTTACCCGTCGAGCCTAAACATGAGTGACGCCGTACAACTTCCGATCCCCGCTAAACTTGCCCCCCTGTTTACTGCGGTAGGTAAACGCTATCGCTGTTCACATGGTGGGCGCGGCAGTGCAAAGACACGCACGTTTGCCTTGATGACAGCTGTTAGGGCATACCAAGCGATGATGAACCGTGAGAGCGGCGTGATCCTCTGTGCTCGTGAGTTCATGAACTCACTGGAGGAGTCGAGCATGCAGGAGGTTAAGCAGGCGATCCTTTCCGTGCCATGGCTGGCGTCCAATTTTGACATTGGTGATAAATACATCCGCACCATCGACAAAACGGTGACATACGTTTTCTCTGGTCTGCGGCACAACCTCGACAGCATAAAGTCAAAGGCACGCATCCTGCTTTGCTGGGTAGATGAGGCTGAGTCAGTCAGTGAAATCGCCTGGCAGAAGCTTAGCCCGACAGTCCGTGAAGAAGGTTCGGAGATTTGGGTGACATGGAACCCTGAGCGCGACGGCAGCGCTACTGATAAGCGGTTCCGCAAAGAGGCTGGTGACGACTGCATAACCGTAGAGATGAATTACACGGACAACCCCTGGTTTCCTGACGTGTTGGAGGGTGAGCGCCAGAACGATGAGCGCCGCCTCGATCCGGCAACTTATGCCTGGGTATGGGAGGGCGCATACCTCGAAAACTCAGACAAACAGGTGCTGGCTGGCAAATACCGTGTTGCTGAGTTCTCAGACAATTTGTGGAAAGAGGCCGAGCGGCTTTTCTTTGGTGCTGACTTCGGTTTTGCCAAAGACCCCAACACGCTTACCCGCTCATTCATCCTGCATAATCGGCTCTATGTTGAATACGAGGCGTATGGGCAGCAAACCGAACTCGACCACATGCCAGCTCTATATGACACCATTCCCGGCGCACGCGATTGGCCAATTAAGGCTGACTCAGCGCGCCCCGAGACAATCAGCTACCTCAGGCGTCAGGGATTCAATATCTCTGCGGCTGAGAAGTGGCAGGGCAGTGTAGAGGATGGGATTGCCCACTTGCGCGGCTTTGATGAAATCATTATCCACAAGCGCTGTAAGAACGTGGCGCGCGAAGCCCGAATGTGGTCCTACAAAACTGATCGCATTACAGGGGAGGTATTGCCAAAACTGGCTGATGGTAATGAACACTGCTGGGATGGCATTAGATACGGCCTTGATGGCCACATCAAACGCAAGGCCCTGACGATGGGCATGATGATTCCTAAGCGCCTGCAGGGGCGTTAAAACGGATTTGTGGTAGTTGCCGAAAATAGCCCGTTCGCTATGATTTTTGGCTATGCATTTTCAGGCCGATTTTATGCACTGTTTATGCAGCCCGATTTCAGCTCTGCCGCTAGGAAATCATAGAGAAATAACCCGTTCATTATGAATTGCGAGTGAGTGGCATTTCTGAAAGGCGGGTAACACCCATTATGTTAAATAGGGCCGAAAAGGCCCTATTTTTAAATTTCTTATCTAGGTCTCATCACGTATATCAGTTGTACTGCCATTTGACTGAACTGACCTAATTCCATTTTCAGCACCCTGTTTGGAATTGTACATTTCGCTTGTAGCAATAACTTCGCCGTTGGTTGCTTTTAAAACGAAGTAGTATTGCTGAGTAAATGTAGATAGGGTCGAAGACATTGATAGCGCCGGTGTATTTTTTGCTTTCTTTAAAACGTAATAGCCCATGAGGTATCTCCTTATCCGGCGCACCATACGCCAGTGACTTCACTATTTAACAGCGCTACTAACTGGTCAATTCTTTGTTCCAAAAATGATCGCCCAAGATGCATATTTCTTTATCCTTCGATTTCCGCAAGCCGGACTATACGCAGGAGTACGAATGGCCCATTGAGCTGTTTCAGCGCATCCGGCTCACCTGAAAATTCTGCCCGCGCTGAGGGCTTTTTACCGGCGTAATCCGGCACAGTTTGTTAACTCAAGGTCGCTTCGGCGGCCTTTTTTATTGCCTGAAATGCACCAGCGGAAAAATCATGACTGATAAATTATTACTCGCCGTCAATCACGCGCTGAATGATGTAAGGATGGCCCGTGCGCGCGCAATGGCATTTAACCCTGGCATGGGGCTGGATACAAAGCGCGAGAGCGCATGGTGCGAATACGGCTTTAAAGAAAATCTGACATTCGATGACCTTTACAAGCTCTACCGACGTGGCGGCATTGCTAACGGCGCAGTAAATAAATTGGCCTCAAATTGCTGGAAAACAAACCCGCAGGTTATTGAGGGCGAGCAATCCGACGAGTCGCGAGAGGTGACCCCTTGGGAGCGTGGCAGCAACCATGTATTTAACCACCGATTCTGGCGCGCATTTGCCAAAGCAGATATAAGGCGGCTGGTGGGGCGCTGGGCTGGCATCCTGCTGCACGTCAAAGACAGCAAAGAGTGGATTGAGCCGGTTATTAAAGGTAAAGCACTGCAGAAAATCACCCCTGTCTGGGCAAGCGCGTTGAAGGTTGCCACCCGAGACAGTAATGGCGGTATCACGATGTGGCAGTACACAGAGACGCTATCGGACGGGAGCACTGCACAACGTAAAATTCACCCTGACCGCGTTC